GTCAAAAATATTTGTTATTAATGTTTTATATTCAATTGTACTTGTGCTATCTGTTTTAACATATTCACCAATGTAGCTTCCTTCTTTAATACCTTTACCATTTATATCATCAGGAACTTCATTTAATCGTTTTCCGTTTGCGTTTATTTCTTCTAAAAAATCCTTAGTAAAAACTGCGGCATCTACACCCCCTATTTTTTCATTTGTGGATTCAGATCTCTCATCATACATTTCCGTATTTGCATAGAAATTAGATGATAACGCATTTTGTAATCTTGATATTGGTTCTTTTAATCCTTGTCCACCAATAAAGTTAATTTGTAATGATACGTTAGCAATCATCGGTTGAACTCCAATTCCTTCGGGGTTTAAATCCCACGTAGAGTCCTCAAATGTAATATTGACATCTCTTATCACAATTTTAGAGTGATAGAAATCACCGACCCTAAGAACACAAATTGGTGGTGGTCCAAATGTCGTATTTCTCGCATTTAAATCACTATCATCTGAAATTCCTTTAATAGGAATGGTGTCTCCCGGTCTTACACATTGTTGTAAGAAAGTTAAACGTGCGTTTAATCCCTCAGGTGTTGTTGAGTGAAAACCTGGATGAAAATATTTTAACTTTTCAACTAACGACTTGAATACCAATGGTGTGTTTTCCTCAACTGTTTTGAAATAATAACACTCAGACAATGTCTTCATGATAATTCTTTTCATTACATCAATTGTTGGTTTTTTATAATCACTTGGTATTGGTACTTTTTCTCCTGGTATTAATCTACTTTTTGGTATTTCTTCTCCAGGCGATATATTTTCTATTGGTAATACGTCTTCTTTTTTAGGAGTTTTTTGATACTCCATTCTAACATATGATTGTCTACAACCAAATGCAACTGGTGAATGTTTTCTAAAAACTTCACTCACAAATTCTTCTTTGTGACAATTTTGGTTATTTTCGTTAATAACCTCTTCACCCGCATTTTTACTAATAATGATAAGTTTACCTTCTCTTTCAAAACCTAAATCGTCCTTATATGAAAATTCTTTTTTAATTTCATATTTTTCTTTGGAAGAATCAACAGGTAAATCTGTGAATGACCACCAGTCTCTTGATCCATATTTTGCACCATCATTAGCAACTTTAGATAAAATATTTTTAATTATTGCGTGTGATCTTCTAATTGAAAGTTTAAAGTTATATTTATTATCCGCAGCTGCAGAGCAACTTGATAGGATGTTTATTGTAACATCTCCACAAGTTTTTTCTTTTATATCATTTTTAAGTGTTTCTAATTTTGTGTTAAAATCTGTGTAACCTGTTACGGCATTTGTAATTACAGTTGTTAAATCTGTAACTTTTTTATTAACATTTTCTGTAATATCGCCAGTCGGATGGTCTGAGTTATATAAAAGTTTTCTATCTTTATTATATTTTGTTTTATTATATGTTGTATTTGTTGGGTCTAGTAATTTAGTTAACTCACTTGTTAATTCAGTAACGGTTCTTCCTGAACTATTAATAACATTATCATATAAATCTTTATATGATTCGTTAGATATAAAATCTTTCTTGTTTGAGATTTCTGGTTTATCGTTTAAAAACTTTAAATTAATATCTAATTTAATAGTCTCAGCGTTCGGGTCAATAGGTAATGTAGTTGAACTAGTTCTTGTCGGTGGAGTAAAAACAGATTTATATTTTTGTATTTCATCTGGATTTTTACCCGAATTTAAAAATTTAATAATTAAATTAACATCATCAGCATCTAATGTTGTATACCTTCTAATTAAATCATAAAAATCAACATCAACACAACCCGCAAAAAATGCATTGATATATTCATCAGCATCCTTATCTGATTTATCTTTAAAATGTTCTCTAACTAATAAATTCAAAATACTTGGGTGATCGACAACAACTTTAAATGAAATTTGTCCACTTCTTGATGTGTTGTTGTACGTATAAATTGGTTCCGGTCTACCTAAAAAAGTATTCTCTTCCCATTTCGCACTATTTTGTTCTGATACTTTTAAATCATATGGTGGGAACCACATAACACGACCTCCGTTTGGTCCTCTTTCACAATATGGTAAATCTAAAACAGTAAAACCTGGTCTTGTCGATGTTTTCCATGCAAGATTTTCAATTGAGAACATGTATTTTTTCGCATAAAAACTTTTACCGTTATAATCTTGTCCAAATTTATATTTGTCAAAAATATTTGATGATCCTTCGAAAGATTTATTACCATTAGACATTGGTCCCATGTTAATGTTCCAAGGTCTACTTGTACCTCCCATTACACTATCGTCAAACTTTCTAATGTTTGCAGTTCTTTTCATTGTGTCAGAGAAGTTAAAATATGGTCTATCTTTAGTCCATACTCTACAAAATTCTGCACCGCTTTCTTCTCCTGTTGCTCTATCTACATATTTAACTGCCGAACCTCTTGACATTAAGATGTCACCATCTTTAAATGCTCTACTTGTTTGGTCGATAATATTTGCAACGTGTGATAACCCTGAACCGTCAGACGGTAAAGAATTTAATATTTTTTGTGTTTCTCCTAATATTGAATCTTCCCTGAAACCATATTTTGTAGATAAAGATTTTTCTAAATTAGAAGACTCTTCACCATACTCCATATTCTCAAGACCTAACTTGTTTTGTGAATTTTTACTAATCCATGTAAGGTTACCACTGATTGGTCCTCCTTCGTTAATATTAACGTCTCTATGGAACAATTCCGCGGCAACAGGGTCAAACATTAAACTCAAATAATAACTACTTCTAACGGGTCTACCGTTGAAATCTGACATAGCAAATTGAACGTCTGTACCTCTATCATCACCAATATATGCAACACCTCTTGGTGCTTCCAATCCTAATATATTTTTTACACCTTCTGCGAAGTTATCTGCAAACGCGAAAATCTTGGATGAATTTTGTGACCTCGCACTTGTTGTGTAATCGGGAGCGTATTTTGAAAATGATAAATTTCTATATAGGGTTTGTTTTTGACCCTCACCCATATATTCAATTAATAAATCAGATGGTTTTCTTGATAATTTTGGCCTTCTTTGAATACCTAATAATGAACCTAACGCACCTGTAACATCTTGCCACAATTTACCAACTTCAGTTTTTACCTGTGGTCTAAAATTTGGTGTTGGGTTTTCAGGGTCAGATAGGTAATCTCCAGGTATTTCTGAAAACGGAAAAGTTATTCCTGCAATTGTTTGTACAAAATCAATCGCTTTTCCCGGTAAGGTTTTTGCAACTGTTATTTTATAGTTAGGTAAAATAAAGGGTTGTTTACCCGTAGCAATATCTGATATTGTACTTATATCACCACTTAACGCCTCACTAATTCTCATTCTACCATCGGTTACCTTTATTAGATTTTGTCTAATTCTAGATAACACGGGTCCATTACTAGACCTCATATGATTTGACGCGAACTTTATTAATTCAGAATCACCAGCATTATTAGTATTCGTAAACAAACTAACAAAGGTGTGATTTAAATTGGTGTTAAAATATGGGTATAATTCTAAATTTGCTCTTCTAATTGAGGTATCTAATGTCTCAAAAATATCAAAATTTTCAGGTTTAAAAACATTAAGATTTGTTGGTTGACTTAAATCATTTTTTCTATTACTATCAACGGGTGGTGAATTCTTTACCGAGAATTCATTCTGAGATGACACCGAATAACTACTTTGCGTAAACAATTGGGGTCCTCCGCTAGGATTCTTAAGATTCTTAGCTAAAAGTTTGTCCCTTTCAGATTTTGTTGAGTCGAAATTTAAGTAACTTGGCATTAGTTATTCTTTTATTATAAATAGATTATTAGGTAAAAACTTTATCATCCACTTATAATGACAAGTAATCCTTTTCCTGTCTTTTTAAAATATCCGACCAAACATCTTTATTTTGCAAAAACGCTTGAGACGCCACATCCGTAATTGCTTGTGAAGCGGACACTTTCATATTAAGATTAATTTCTTTAGGTTGTAAAGGTGTGGTTGGTGCGGTAGTGTTATTAGGGTTATTTGCACCGGAAGCCGTTTGTAATTTTGTTTCTAAACTTTTTATCGCTTCAAGAGCCGCCCCTCCAGCGTTTGTTGATTTAACCAAATCAATTACCCCTTGAATCTGAGTTTTCATTCCCTCTAAGACAGGACCATTTGTTCCGCTTTGAATTTCATTTGTGTATCTTGTAACCTGTTCTTTTAGACCCGCAGTTATATTATCAATATCCAAACCATCTTTTCCCTTAATTCCACCTGTAATTCTAATTCTCGCCATGGTAACCATTGCGTTAACATCTCTTTGGATATTGGTGATTGATTCGAATTGGTCTCTAGCAACCTCTTCTGAAGACATATTACTCATGTCTTCTCCATATTTCTTTAATGCTTGTGCTTGTGTATCCGTTAAATCCGTTAATGCCACTCGAGTATCTTTTATACCTAAACTTTCTTGTAAACTTTTTGGTACGTCGATAACCATTCTACCACCGTCCATTCTTGACATGTTAATAAGGAATTCTTTGTCCTTTTCATTCATATCAAATCCTTTAGCCATTAAATCACTACTCGCAGCTAATCTTTCTTGTGATGCAATTGCACCTCTTGTGAGTTCTTTATAATCAACACCTAATTCTTTAGCCATCGCTTGGGCTCTTCTTAGGTTAACACCTGTAATTTCAAATCTACCTTGTTCACTATTATAAACTGCTAAACTACCTGCCGCCTCAATTAATGCGTCTTGTAAACCCTCGACGTTATTTGTGGCCATGTACATCAATTTTAATGGGTCATTAAAATCTCCAATAGCACCACCTAAAACTTGTAAATTTGCTGATAATTCAATTGCCTTATCGGGGTCCATAACACTTTCTGCAACCTTAAAAGCTTCACCCATACTCATTCTAAATTCAGCGGCCTTTCTTGACATTTGAGCTAAACCATCAATACCCTTTTGAAAACCATATTGATTTAATTTTTCAATATTATCTCGTATGTCTTTAACTGTGGTTTTACCCCTTAATCCAATTCCTTGTGATTCTCTACCAGCTTTATCAATTGCTTCGATTGCACTTCTAGCACCAAAACCAACTTTCTCAAACTCGTTATAGACTTTACCAACCTCTTTAAAATCACCAATAAACGCTCTAGAAACACCTAATGCACCCTCTAATGTTGTTTGGTTAATCACATTAAATCTACCACTTTCCTCTATTAAATTCTGATATGCACCTGTTATATCATCGATACCATAACCAAATCTCATAGCCAAACTTGTTGATTGAACCATTTGTTCTCTAACGTCCTTTGATAAATCACCCGCAAGACCCGTTTTTTCATTAATATCGGTTCTTAATTGTGATTCAATTGCTAATTGATTTGATATTTGTTGGATAATATCTTTCGACCCATTCATTAATGTGTTAACAGATAAACCGTTTTTAGATATGGTTTCTAAAACACTTGATATATTGTATTCTTCTTTATCTTTACTAACATTACCATATGCGGAATTTGATTTAAAAACATCTAAAGCACCTTGAAGTCCTTGAGATATATTACCTACAACATTTGATGATGAACTTGATGATGATGTTCTTCTAGAACCCGCAGATGCCGCTCTAGTGGCAACGGCTTTATTATATTCAACTCCAGCACTAAAACTTTGAGATGGTGTTGCATTATTAGTTCTCAACCAATCATCTAATTGGGATACACTTTTTCCTTCATTTCCATATTGGATTGCGGTTCGTTTTACTAAATCATCACTAGGTGCTGCCATAACTATAAATAGATTATTTCTTGTTTTCTAATTCTATTAAATAGTTGACATAGTAACGTCTTTCCCATACAGGCATTGTGAGAATATCACCATATGTGAAACCTCTTTTAATTAGGAATAAAAATTCGTCTAATTGTCCTTTTTTATAATCCGTAGAAAGGACGAAAAAACTCAACCCCGAACCCAATTTCAACTTGGATTTTGTCTCCTGACGGGGTGGTTGCTGTTTGGGTCAAATCAAGACCAGGTTTATTTTCTCTAACGTATTTCTTAAAATCTTGTGAATCTTTAATTGGTAAATTTTCAACAAAATCTCTAATTGACATATTATCTCTAACACCACCAACTGATTGAATCATCATCTCAAGTTGTTTTGTGATGATTGGTGCTATACCTAATCCTACCCAACTTTTTTCGATGTCCTTTATTTCGTTTTCTTGTTTTTGTGTTAAAAATTTAAAGGTCACTTCTTTTTTAGACCTTTCCATGAAATAAACATATTCACCGTTAGTATCTTCTTTTAAATTAAAGTCTTTCACTTTAAGTAAAGAAAGGTCAACATCGAACGTAAATTGTTGTTCTGTTTTAGGGTCAATTGCTGTAATTTTATAATCCGAACCAAAGGCCGTATTTCTTAAGAATATTAATATTGCTTGTTTATCTTCCTCAACAATCTCATCTATTGAGATGTCCCTATCTAAAATTTTTCTTTTAAGTAATTCTGTAACAACACTGTTTGTTGACACCAAACTTGGTGCAGCTAATATGTTTTCATCGGATGCGGTAAGATACGCAACTCGTAATGATTTCTTCTTATTTGCGTAGTGAATACCTTTACTTGGTAGTTCAACAACGTCGTATGCGATTGAGGGGTCTATTCTTAATTGTTCCATACTCTAAATTTAACTAATAACTATTGTAAAGTAAAGTTTATAAAATAAAAAAGGTGTTATATGAATAACACCTTTCTTTATATGACAGATTATTTTATTATTAGTAAATTTGGATACATCTATCCATTCTCAAAGAAGTCGTGATTGAAGCTAAATCATCTCTTGAATAGTCAAGTTCATTGAAGTTCAAATCAGTAATAAAACATCCTTCTAATTTCCATTTTTCAACCACAACACCTGTTGGGTCTAACATTTCTAAATCTACGTTTTTCTTATATCCAGCTGCGTATCCCATTCTACCTGTAACTGATTCTGCGTGTAAACGGAACCACTCCATCAATGCTTGAGATGCTGAAGGACCAATTGGGTCTTTAAATGTTATTCTAATCTCATTCCACTCAAATCTTCCTGCAACATAGGTTGAGGTATTCAAGAAAGGAATTGCAACTGAGTTTATTTTTGCACTAGGTCTAGCTGCTGAAGTTACGAACCATTCGTTGATACCCAAAGATGAGTCGAATCTAACGATAAATCGGTTAACCCTTTTCGGCTCATATGGAGCCGGCATTTTCATTAATAAATCTGCCATGTTGTATTTGTTAAGTTTTTTTTGTTATTTTTACTTTCTTATAAATATATCCTAAATCAAAATAATTTTTTTTTCGTTTATTATTCAAAAGGACTTGATTTTATCAATTATTTTCCTTAGTTTTTTACAGGCTCCAGTATCTAGTTCCAGAATAAATAAAAAGCTTTTTACTTAATTAAATAAAATATAATAATAAATACTAGTATATCTAGTTCCAGTATTCTGGATGAAATATAAAAGTATAATTGTTATAAAAATTGGTTCCTCGTGGAACATACCTATTTCACCTGTAAAGGTGTTTAAATAAAAAAGGAGGACCTAAAGTCCTCCCTTCTTTTATAGTACCTTCAGAGATTATACATTGTCGAATGATGCCCCTGTTGGTGTAATTATGAACTCAACGTCAATAAATTCAAGAGAACGAGTTGGTTTGATGTAGATTTTACCTCTCAAAGTGTTTGCATCAATGTCCTCTGGATCATTTGATACGGTTACACGGAACTCATATAAACCTCTTTCTTTTTTAATTGATTCAAGAATTGGGTTAACCAATCTTAAAAATTCATTTCTTACTTGTTCATCGTTTTGTTCAAATAACAATCTAACGGCTACAGCTGAAATCAATTTTCTTGCTCTCAATAACAATCTTCTTACGTTGATTCTATCTAAAGCAGATTCTTTAACTTGTAAAGTTTTATTACCCCAAATGATAGTACCTGTATCAGAGAATGTTGCAATTGGATTAATTCTAGCTTTGTAAAGTTCATCTCTTTCATCTAATGTTAATTTTTTAGATGCTTTAATTGCATTTACTAAACCTCTTGAATAACCAGCGACTGCGAACCAAGGATATGATACGTTATCGGTTAAAGCGATATTTTTCAATACCTCACCTGTTGGTGGGATATAAAGTTGTGTTGCGTTATCTACGTCTCTTACTTGAATCCAAGGCCAATATGTTGCAGAATAGTTAGAATCAATTGCTGCATCATCTAAGAAACCAATTACCTCATCTGCGGCTGTTGGTCCTGTTACGTTAGGTGAGTTCATTATATATAATGAATCCGCTCTTTCGTTTTCAATCATGTCAATTGCTTGATTAACCAATGAACTTTGGTCGTAGAAGTTAATACCTGGTGTTGCAAACACGTTAATGTCTACCGCCTCAGGATTAGAGAATGTGTTGATACCTGCTAAATATGAATAATAGTCGGAGTTTCCGTTGGATGTATCGAAAACACCATTATTGGTAGTGTTACCACTAATGTATGTAGATTTACCAAATATAAATCCGTCTCCGAATGTTCTTACACCTCTATAAATGTCCCAACCATCAAATCCACCACATAAAGCGAATGTAAATTTACGATTTAATACTAAATCTAATTTACCTTTTATGTTACCTTCTAAGTCATAAGGTGTGGTTTTGAACATATATCCATCCAAAGTTGCACCTGTGATTGTAGATGCGTTTGTTGATAAGTGAAAACCATGTGTATATTCATCCGCTGTTGTTCCTTTGAACTTTAATAAATCTCTATCATAACCAACTTGTGAAGACATACCTAAAGATACTTTTCTGATTTTATCTCCTGATTCGATAATTGGAGAACCATCTGAATTATATTTAATCACTTCACCAGCATCGTGGTATTTTGTTTTAAAAACAATACTACCCTGTGTTCTACCTGAAAAATTTGTTTCAGTTGTAAAACCTTTAAATCCAGCAGGAATTGCATCAACAGGGTGATTATCAGCTAACACTAATGTCACCAATTTAGAACGTAACTCATATTCACCGTCAGATGTTCCGATTCTTCTACCGATATAACCTGGTAAATCTGGATTCATTGAACATCTTGAGAATTTTTCTAACACTACGATATTATCATCAGTATCGTTAAAATCACGAAGTACTACATCAAAGTCACCTGTTTCAAGGTTAATATTCTGAATTGTTATTTTAATTTCAAAGTTTGCTGACTCACCATCAGAAATAGTTTGTAATTGGAATAAATCGGCAACTTTACCACCTCTAACTTCAGAAACCACCATTGGTGATAACGTAGTATCCCATTGTGTTAAGAATCTATTACCTTCTAAGTTATAAACTTCATCTAAACTAATACCTCTAATTTCACCTCTTTCAAAACCTGCGGTTAATAAATTAGGGTAAATTTCATGTACATAAAGTGGGAAATCTGCGTAAGCTTTATCAAATACTCCAGTACCTAAAACTTTGTTAATATATTTGGTGGATGATGGGCTAAAAGAACACGCAAATGTCTTTGCACCTTGAGTGGCTCCCGTTACATTAATTACAAATTCCGATAAAGGATCCATAGTAATGTCGAAATCAGGACTCAATGATAATGTAAAGTTAGTATTAGCAGTTACTTCTAATTCTAATTGTTGAAGGTTATTATAATGACCTCTTGATCT